AGGAGGATAAGCCCCTCGTCGTGATTGAAGAAAAGCTGTCCCCGGATCGTGAGGAGGATCCCGAGGAGGGAATCTTGCGCGAGGAGAAGAAAGCGTTCCCACCGGACACGGCCGCGCCTCCTCCACCTGTGTCAGGGAAGCCCCCGGTGCCTCCTCCCAGGGCTGGCAGGCTCACGCGCCGCCGACGCTTACCCCGACTTTACTGAGTGCCTCCTTACATGCCACCTGTTCCGCCTTCTTTCGCGTGGACCCGACGCCGAGTCCATAGACCTTTCCAGCGACCATGACCGCCACCACAATCTCATTCTTCTTCGGGTCGTTGGATCGCATCTCATACTCTGGCGTGCACTTGAACTCCCGCTGACAGTGCTTCTGAAAGATGTCCTTGAAGTTGGTGGTTGCCGAGACAATCTCATCAATGTCAAGATACGTCTCCATGACAGTGACCACAAAGGGATACACTACATTGAAGCGATTCCCACAGTCCGTCCACAGAGCTCCCAGAAACGCCTCAAAGATGTCGCCCAGCTTCTTGGTGTTGCTCCGACCAGCAATGGCCACTGAGTCCTCGTTGTGACGGGAAATCACGTAGAACTTGTTCAACCCCAACTCCTTCGACAGCCCTCCGATTCGGTCATTGTTGACGAGCTCCTTACGGGCATCCGTCAAGAATCCCTGCTTCTTCTCGGGGAACTTCTTGCGTAGATACGTCGCGATACAGGCACCGAGGACTGCATCACCTTCAAATTCCAGGCATTCGTAGCTCTCATCTTGGAGGGGCATAACGCCGGAGGGACAGGGAGCGAGAACGGCCGGCTCTCCATCAGGCGTAGTGTAGTCTGTGCGTCGAACATAGGTTGTATGGACCATGGCCGTCTGAAAGACCTTGCGATTCCCAACGCGGTAGTGAGGGAGTCCATGACGACGGAGAATGCGGTGAATGTCATCCTCAGTGAAGGGTCGATTGGAGGCATTGTAGGGAGAGTACATATGCTTCCTTCGCCTCCTTCGCGGTAAATTCGTTTTTGTCAGCTGAATACAATGGCTACCACTCGTCGCGGAGGATTCCTCGGCATCAAGAAGGGTCTCAAGTCCCTCGTCCAGACCAAGAAGCAGAACAAGCGGATGTACAAGTTGTCTCGGCTGCGTAAGCTGAACCGGGCGAAGCAGCAGGCTGAGATGAGTCGTCGCAAGCACCTCCAGCGGATTGCTGAGCAGCGAGCCAATATCGAAAACGCTGCCTACTAATAATGGGCCACTGTCAATCATCCTTCGCCTATAACGTTGTGCGTTCCCCCGAGACCGCACCATCCCTCGAAACCTGCATCGTTGATGTCGCAGCCTGTCGCTACGAGATCCCGAAGCACAAGGATATGGCGGTCTGTTTTGTCTTCTTCAACCCCGCACGGTCAAAGAAGATGCTGATGAACTATTTCTACACCATTGAAAAGTTGAAGTTGGCTGACATTCCGTATTATACGATGGAGCTGGTCTTTGACGACCATGAACCTGAAATCAAGGACGCCTTCCACGTGCGAAGCAAGAGCGTGCTGTTCCACAAGGAGACACTGTGCTCGCTCCTTGAAAAGCGTGTTCCGCGTTCGTTCACCAAGCTGCTGTTCCTCGATGCCGATGTCATCTTCGGCCACCCTGGATGGTATACCGAAGTCTCGCGGTTATTGACGACGTATGAAGTCGTGCAGCCCTTTTCGTCGTGTGTCTGGCTCGACAGCACGTATACAAAGCTGGTCCAGACACGGCTGTCGGTTGCGTACATGAACCGTACCAACCCATACAATCACAACTACCATCCGGGATTCGCGTGGGCGTTCCAGCGAAAATGGTTCAGGGACATCGGCTTCTACAAGGAGGGCATCACGGGAAGCGGCGACACCATGTCGACGGCTGCGTGGATGAACATCAAGTTTCCGCGTGGATACGTTCACCAATCACTGGTCCCCTCCTACGAAGACTATTCGCGGATGGCACACCCCAACCTTGCGTGTTCGACGGGAACAATCTATCACCTGTGGCACGGGTCGGCCAAGAACCGCAAGTATGTGGACCGGCATCGGATTCTCGACGGCGTCCGCGACGTGCGTTCGATTCTGGAAGCCAACAAGGATGGAGTGCTTGAACTAACCGATCGTGACGTCGACAGAAAGATGCGTGAATATTTCGCTTCACGGGAGGACGACGGAATTTCTTGAGAAGGATTAAATGCAGTACTCTCACATGTCTCTCACGGAACGGAGGAAGGCGATTGCTAAGGCGGTGAAGGCGGCGAAGAACGAGGCCGCGACGGTGATTCAGCGTGCCGTCCGCAATCACCAGACCCGCAAGGCGAAGAAGGGTGGTCGCCACCGTCGTCACCGCACACGTAGGGTTTAAAGATTTTCTCCGTCCAACACATATCGATTGATGCGAAAACAGTTATCCGCACTGGCACTTCAAGTGGTTGAGCGACAAAGGCAGTTATCCGTTGCGGTGACTCGAATCCAGTATGGATTCATGCCCCGCGAAAATACCCTTGAAGCGTCCAAACACCTACGTGAGATCAACGCCATGCTGCGTGAGATCGAAGCATCCCTAGAACCAGCTTTCGACCAAGCAAAACAAAAGGTATAATGGGCGACCCGTTCGTTGGTGCTCTCGTCGCCGTTAGCGTTCTGACGTGTGCGTGCTGTTGCGTATGTTTTACAGGAGCGGTCAATTATACCGGCACAGTTGAAGTTGTGTACTCTCGAAACCCGGCTCCACGCATAGTCGTTCAGTCGGCGGGATCGGATGAGCCCGAAGACCCCGTGGACTTCAACTCGAAGCCAAAGTCGTCAGCCACCAGCTTAGGCTCGTGACGACGCACAATCTCACGCATCACATCACCACCCCGCTCGCCCAGAATGTCCTTGAGATACAACTCCAGGTCCTTCTTGGACAAACTCCACCCCTTCTTCCACTTGTTCGGACGCTTGACATTGAACGTCATCTCTGACTCTCGCAGAAGAATCTGGTCAGGAAGCTCCGTGTGAGCATACAACGCCGCCAGATCCAGCTCGACCGTGCGGCGGTTATCGCGAAGCTCAGAGACCTGCGAGTTCAGCTGAGAGAGATCCCTGTTCACGCGAAGATACTTTGACAGGATTGCCTTGAGTGTGTCCATTTTGCTTTACAGAACTGTCAACAAGGAAAGTATCCGTTTTAAGCAAGCGAGTCCATGTTCCTTTTCGATGAGAAGGAAATCGAACGGCTAAGGACTGTATATAACAAAGAACACCCGAAGGAGCGAGAGATCCAAAAAGGGCCTGCAACCGCAGTATGGGCTCAGTTGAAGCAGCGTCTTCACGCAAAGTGCAACACGGGCGACCCTGTCTGCATTGTGTCGTCCATGATGAAGCGTCCCCGTGCACCTAGTTCGTGGGCAGAGAACCAGTCAGAATGGCTGTCGTCGGATGACATTGATAAGCTTGAGCACGAATACGAGAAGGTGTTCGAAGACTATCATTTTGTGGGCTGTGTGCCGATTGACTTTGATTTGAAATCGGAGACGTCGAGGTGCATCGTATCGACGCTTTGCTCGATGAAGCTGGGCACGCTGTATGCGAAGGGGTGCCGCCGAGTAGGCATTGTGTTCAACACGGACGTCCACGATGGACCGGGTCAACACTGGATTGCTGCATTCCTGGACATTCGGCCAGAGCTGACGTATCCTCGCATGACGTACTTTGATTCGTATGCACACAAGCCCGAGAAGGAGATTCAGCGGCTGATGTTTCGCTGGAAAGACCAGTGGGACGCACGAGGTGGGCCTGCGATGCGACTTACCTACAATACGACCCGGCATCAGTTCAAGGAATCCGAATGCGGCATGTACTGTCTTCACTTTCATTATGCGTGTTTGATGGGGCTGCCAATGAAGACACGTATCTCGGACGAGAAGGTGAATGCAGAGAGGTTCGGACCGCTATTCAAGCCCAAAAAAAAAGAAGACTAAATCAATGGAAACACTCCTTGCGGTTGGTGCCCTCGTTGCCGCGGGGTATGTCATGGCAGGTGCAGACACGGAACCCCGTGAGCATCGCGATCGCAAATTAGCAGAGTATCTAGTTCCGGGCAGCACATTCGAGGACCTCTCGGGTGCACTTGCCAAAGGATACCGTCTCATCGAGCTGCACGTGTACTCTGACGCCCAGGACGAGCCAGTGGTCGCCCTTCAGCCCAACTATGACCAGGTCGCTCACCGTTCCTTCGATTCGTGCTGCGAAGTTCTCGTGAACGAGGCATTCCCTTCCGACGACCCGCTGATTCTGAGTATCGTGGCTCACACAGATAAGAGTTTTACGCTGAATCGCGTTGCGTATCACCTCAACACAACCGTCCGGAAGCATTATGTGACCGGTAACGTGGAGGAGATGCAGCTAGATTCGCTTGCGAACAAGATCATTCTCGTCTCGGGCAATGAGGTGCGTGGCACAGACCTCGAGCCTCTTATCAACCTCTCCTGGAACGAGAGCCGCCTGCGTCGGTTGACGTACCAGCAAGCTGCCTACCCTCGCGAGCCAGAGGAGCTGCAGTCCTTCACAAAGTCGAACATTGTTCTTGTCGCACCTGACCAGGCCTTTTCCAAATTCAAGGTCATGGACGACGTTCACGCATACGGCTGTCAGTGGAATTTATGTCCTGGGGGTGGTGTGGGTTTTATTCCTCGCGGTTAAACAAAAATGGCGAACCCTTGGCTCACTCACGTGAAGAAGACAATGTCGGAGATGAAGCACCGCGGCACGTACAAGAAGGGAGACGGACTGAAGAAGGTGATCCTGGCCGCGAAGAAGACGTACAAGAGCCACGGCTCGGTGGGCAAGAAGCACCGCACTCGCCGCCACCGCAAGAGCCGCATGTCCATTTTTTAAGCAAGCATTGACCACATGACCAACACAGTAAGCACTGAAACACCAACCAAGTACACTCGCATACACAGTGTAGCCTCTTCGGCTGTCTGTTTACGTAAGTAGACCTCCAACAGCGATCCGTCGAGTTCGTCGATGATCGCGGGATTTCGTGAAGCCCCCGCCATCCAGTCTGCGGCACGTCTTTCCATGGTAGGTTGGTTTAGTGCATCCGCTCTTGTAGTATGCGACATGATGTGCATATCCTTTGAATGTGCGAATGCTTGAGTTCGTTTTCACCGCGAGGCGGCGAAGTAACCCATAGATCCATCGCATGTACTCGGCCCTGGACTCAAGTGTCAATGGATGCGAATCCATGTACTTCACATACACCTTCCGAAGCTCAGGGAACGGATACGTCTTTCGCAGGGACCGGAGAAACCCCTGTTGAGTATTGACATTGTCATAGTCAGGCTTGTCGGGGTAATTGTATGCAATCGAAAAGAGGAAGTCGCGGCCCGGAACTGCGTGTGGCTTCTTTTTCAGAAGGTCCGCATACTTCTTGTGAACCTCCTCGTAGGTCGGATCTGGGTCAGGCAGAACCACTGTCGCATCCGTCTTGGCCTGGACGGTCAACTTGTGGTTCACCTTCTTGTGAATCTCAAACAGCCATCGACCCGCGTCCCCAGTGAGCGGGTGTTCCGAGACGAACTTCGTGGTGCTTTCACGGCAAAACTTACAAGGCAGCACGCGACTCATGAATGCGAGTGCTGGTCCAGGAGTGGGCGATCCTTCGGCGATTAGGTGAAAGAGCTGCCACGCACTCCCGCCCCAGTATCTAGTATCCATATTGTATTCAACGCACATCTTTCTCGGTCAGCCACACGGCAATCTGCAGAGTCATTGCCGCATCCGAGACGGGGTTGTGGGCCTTTCCAACCGGAAACGCAGCTTTCAGTCCCGAATCCAGTTCCTTGGCAATGCATGCGTAGGTCCCCTCCAACTTTGCGGTCTTGCACCGCTTGGTGAACTCGGGATTGTGCGTCGCAATGTCAACCACACGAAGAGGTGCACGGTAGGTGATTTTGTGCCGAGCACACGCGGTCTTCAATGCCTTCAAGTCCATGTCCCCCTTCACAACCACCACGGATTCCGACACTGTCTTCATGAACCCAGTCAACCACGACGAGGGCTTCAAGTGCGGCTTCACCAACCTGTCAGCAAAGTATGCGGTTACACTGTCGCTCTGACCCAGAAACTCGGGTGCTGTTCGCTCAGTCTCTTCAAGAATATCTAGCACCACGGAGGTCGGAGGCGTCACGGTCGAGAACTTGGACGAGACGCGGTTCAATTGACCCGGTGGTGGCCGAAGGACCGCGAAAAAGGGGGCGGAACGAGTCCATGCGTCACCTGTCTTCTTCAAGTGGTATCCACCAATCTCGCGAGGCAAAAACTGCTCGCCGAGGTGCCAGAACTCGCAATCGAACGCAAGAATGGACGTTGCCTTTCCGGCGAGTTTGTCCAGACCAGGATTGCGTATCCTCATTATGTCGTCGTCTGAAAAACATTCTGGACAACTCAATAAATGCTCGACACGAAGGACATCATCATTCTGACAGCGTCGTTTTACCTCGGAAGTGTGGTGGCCGCCTTCTTCAAGTCCCTGAATGACGGCATTCTTGTGCCGCTGCTCGCCCCGGCCGCGGCGGCGGGCAAGGGTGTGTCGGCCTTCTCCATCAAGGTCGGCTCGGCGGACCTCAAGATCGGCCAGGTCATCGCCGAGCTGGTGAACCTCATCGTGTCGTTCGCACTTGTCGTCTTCACCATCGGCCTGCTCCGCTCGTATGTGCTGACTCGCATCGGTGCGAGGCGCAAGATGGGCGGCGAGGAATAGTAAAAAACTAGACCAATAATAATGGACTACTTGACGAACGCATGGACAACGGCGACAGGAACCGCGGCTGATTATTGGTCGAATCGTCCGCGGTGGTTAGGCGGTCCGACACCTGCGTCCGAGCCCGCACCCCCGACCGCTGTCGGAGCTCGTCGCCGCAAGACATACCGCAAGAAGGCCAAGAAGTCTAAGCAGGGTCGCCGCACCGGAAGGAGGTCCAACGGCCACCGGGCGTCTTCTTATATATAGACTCGATCCGCTTCCTCAGGTCCTGAGGAGATCCCTTGTGTAGCTCATTCGCCCGCTTCCACTCACTGAATACCGAAGAAATCTGTGCCCACGACGTCGGCTCACGCTCCTGCTCGCCCTCCGCCAACGGTGGGTGTGCGTGGATCTTCTCACGGATGAACTTGGCGATCACGTCACTGTCCTCCTTGTACTCAGCAATGTACTCCATGACCTTCTCCGGTGCGGCCAGCTTGCGGAGACCATTGCCCTCCGTAAAGAGATGAACCAGATAGCTGAGAAACGCCGTCGCCCACTGCTCGCTCAGACAGTTCTGCTTCATGCTCTCGTTCATCAGCTTCTCGTGGGGGAGCTTCGGATTGAACACGAACTTGTTCGGGAATCCAACAACCACCAACCTGCGCCATGTGCCGTTATCCGTTGTGTTGATCTTCGGCTTCTCGTTACACGCAAGATTGAAACGAGCCTGGAGCTCGAAGTCAATCATCTGCTTAGAACCCGCATACAGATCGCGGGCCGTGATCTTCTCGGACGAGGCCAGCTCCTTCATCAGACCCGTGTTCAGCGGAACCTGCTCGTCGGGCTCCTGCATCGTCACGAACCGACGACCCTTCATACGCACCAACTCCGGTGCAGCTGCCGCAGACTTATTACGACCTTGTGTCAGTAGTGAGATGGGTGCGGTGCATGCATAATCTCCCATCGTGGTTGACATCAGAATCATCAGCATGGACTTGCCATTTGACCCTTCGCCTGTGAGGATATGGAACTTTTGTGCATCGTTCTCGCCCGACAGTGCATTCGCAAGATACGCGAGGAAGTACGTCCTCACCTCTGGATCGGGAAGCACGTCGTGGAGGAATTTGTTCAGCTCAGACCAACAATCGTGCTCATAATACTTCCTGTTCGAATCATAGTCCAGATTCGTGCAGAAGGAGATGTAATCCTCGGGCTTGCCGTCGCGGAATGTAGGCGGTGTCGTGGTCATGTCAAACACGCCATTCCGGAAGGCAATCAGCCGCTTGTTCTCGTCGACCTTGTTCGCAAACTCCTCGTCGAGGAATAACTCGCGACACTCGTCCATAACGCTCTTCTTGAACCCCGTCTTCTTCAGAGCCTTAATGATATCCGTGAATGACTTCTTCTTCTTCTCGGCCTGACACATGTCGCACGAGTTCGGGTCGTGTTTACCCGGTGGACACTCCGGGATAACGTTCATCAGCCGCTCCTGCTCGGCAACATAACTCCTGTACTCCTTGGTGACATCGCTCGACAGACGGAGCTGAAGCGCAATACCCTTGTCCGTCTCGCGCCAAACGTGTCCGAGAAACCGGTACCAGACATTCGCACCATACTTAGCACACTTGAACTCGTCACGGTACTTTGCATAGACCACCTGCGCAACGTCGTGCTCTGTCTGGCTGAGAACCGACTCCTTGATCAAGTAATCGATATTGCTCTTTTCAATCTCGACATAGCGTGCATAGTTGTCCGTGCGAGACCAGAACCGAAGGCTACCTACACCGAGCTTCGCACCGTCGTTGCGGAACCCGAGAGACATCCACTTCGCCTCCGTCTCCTTCCAGTCATACTTCTCCTGTGCCTTCTGGCTGAACGTGTGCCACACCTCATTCAGATCGGGGTGGATGTTCTTCAAGCAGATGGCTACGTTAACCCACTCAGCATAGTCCGTGTACCTGGTCTCCGCCAGGTTGTCGATGTGATGTCCATAGTAGGTCTTCTGTGCCTCCGTTAGCGGCTGCTGATAGATAGCCCGAGTCGGCGACGAGTCGCGCGATCCAGGATCACCGGGGCGCTGTGCCGGGCGGCCACGCTGGGGTAGAGACGCCCCTCCACCCGAGATCCGAGTGTCCTCCTCGGGAAGGGTGAACTTGGCTCCAAGCGGAGTTGTCGTGGTCTCCTCAGTAGGCAGAGCACGCACAGAGAACTTGCGCACAAGTGCGGGACTGGTACCGCGCTCGCGCTCATCGTCGACAGCTACCTTTCCGTCTGCAGGGTCCCACTCGGCAACATACGCCAACTTGTACGGCAGAGGCCGACCACCATCCTTGTCGGGCTTCTTCGAACCAAGCAAGGGCCAGAACGTGCTATGCCCGAGCACTGCCTTATCGTAGGCCTCCTCCCACCCTTTCGTCAATGGAAGTCCAGGAAAGAACGTCTCCATCTGTTTCAGCATTGCATCGCGCACCTTCAACTCGATACACTTGTTCGTACGGATACTAGGTACGACCAGATGGACACCAGACTTTGTATGGTTCTTCCCGAGGTAGTACGTCGGGTCAACCTTCTGCATGACGTACACATCGGTGATCTCGGTCACAGACATGTACTTCGCCACTTCAGCCATGTATCCCTGAATGAAGTCGGTCGTATTCTTCTGTGTATGGAGGTGCTCTGGGTGCTTTCCCTCGTAGACAAAGTCGAGATCGACACGCAGAGGTCCAACACGCGTCATCTTCTCAAGCATCGTGATATCGCCATATCCAGCATCGACGTACTGGCAATAGACGTTGTAGAACTCGGGTAGATCTGCGTCAGGAATCTTGTAGAGAGAACGGTCGAAACCATGCTGATGCGTCTCCTGACCGCTTCCGCTCTCAACCTTGTGAGACGCTAGAAACGTCAGAAGCTTCGAATTCTGGAGCGACATCGTTGATTACTCTCCCGACGAATTCTGGCGGGCTAATTCCTTTTGAACGCAGGGAAATGGATTCCGACGTTCAAAACGAAACAAGATTTCGTGACCAAGAGGTAAGCAAAATGAAGTTCTGTGCCAAGTGTTCGAATTTCCTGTGCGACATTGTCGAGCACGACGGTAAGGCGTATCGAAAGTGCCGGGCCTGTCCGTATGAGGAGGAGGCGGGATCCATCGTGTATGAGCACGACCTTCAACAGGATACGTCGGTTCAGTATTCGATCAACCCTTATCTGAAGCACGACCCAACGCTTCCTCGTTTCAAGAATATGACTTGTCTCAATCCCACCTGCACGACGCGAGGTCAGGAGTCAGACATTGTGGGTGTCAAGCTGGATCCGGTCAACGTGGTTTGGATGTATCAGTGTGCGGTGTGCGATGCAATGTGGAAACAGAACGCACGTGCCTGAGGGACACTTGTGGACCGTGCGTAGCGAGGGCCTAACGCTTCTCATCCTGGGGAAGAGACATCAGTCCATACACGGCGACCAGAAACACAAAGGTGTGGAGTGCAAATCCTACCGCGGTCGGGCATCCGCTCGGCGACGAGACAGAGGAACCAAACAGCCGATTGCCGATGCTAAAGGCGGTTGGGCTTGCCAGCACAAAGAACAGCATCGTCGTGTACAGCGAGTACTTGAATTTGAGACCTTCGGACAGTGCCATTTTTATTTAGAGAACAAAAAGTTACCGTGCCGACCCAGGGAACTGGATCAGGTTGGTCTGCGGAACAATCAGTGCATTTGTGCCTGTGCGGGCCTGGGGACGGCTCACCACGCCACCCAACACACCGCCACCACTCAGCGTCGCAACCTGCGAAAGAGCCTTGGGGTTCGAGCGGTTCATGACAAACGGAGTGGGCATGGTGCGAGTTGGGGCCGCACGTCCTCGCGTCAGATACGCCATGTCCGACGTCTGAAGAAGAGCATTGTTCGCAACCTCTCCGCCCTGGTTGTATGGAGTTGTGCGAGTCAGAGTTGGCTTCAGCTGGGCCTGAGCTTGGAGCTTCACAAAGCTAGTGTACTCGGACGCAGAGCGAGTAGGCATTGTGTTAAACCAAGAAGACTTTCCGTGCAATACCGACCGAGACCGTCGAGTTTCCGCGTTTCGCAATCGCGGACACCACCGTCCTTGCTGCCACCGTCAGTGACACCTTTGATGCCACTGCAACCGAAGACACGGCCGCCGGATTTGAGACCGCCGCACTCGAGGCGGCACGGAGATTGGACGAACCACTCAATTGGGCGGCACTTTTTACGTACTGTGTATGGTCGGATGCAGCACCGCGAAGGATCGGCATTTATTGAAAACGAAAGAGTATGTTCCTAGACAAGAGAGAGCATAATGGCAACTGACCACCCCGAAGCAAAGCCCGTCTTCCGTTCTCAGGTGACCAAGGCAATGGAGACACCTCGCATCACCCGGCCCTATTTCACTCGCTACGAGTATGTGGTCTTGATGGCATCACGTCAGCAGCAACTGGCCGAGGGTGCAAAGCCGCTGGTAAGTCTAGATGGACTTCGCACAAGCGACCCTCAGTTTATCGACCATGTTGTGAGGCGTGAGATCGAGCAGCGTATGTTGCCCTTCGTGTTTCAGCGTCTGATGCCCAATGG